TTTTTAGCAGTGGACGGCGGGGCGCGGTTGAGTGAGTTCATCACCCACTATAAGGACAGTTACTTTACATCCGACTATAACGGCTGGTCATACACACCGACAGACATCGGTAAGCAGTGGATCGAGTATAAGATCAGCGACATCACGAAGAAGATGGACGCGGCTGATTATCTCGATTTACCGGTGCGTAAGACAACGAACATCATGGTTGACTTACCCGCCGCTGCCCGCAAAGCCTATTCCGAGATCGAAAAGAACATGTTTACCCTGCTGGACTCCGGCAAGGAAATAGAGGTATTCAGTAAATCCTCCGTATCAAATAAATGCATTCAATTCTGTAACGGGTCGGTCTACGTGGTCAACGGCGCACCTGAATATGAAGAAGTTCACTCGGCTAAGCTTGATGCACTGGAGGACGTGTTGGAGGAGGCATCAGGTTCACCCGTACTTTGTAGCTACACTTTTAGAGCGGATGCAGAGCGCCTTATGAAGAGGTTCAAGAGACTGAAGCCCGTCAACCTCACAGCCGCGAAGTCAGCTGACACCGGCCTCATAATCAACAACTGGAACAGCGGAAAGGTTAAACTTCTGATTGGCCACGCCGCGTCAATGGGGCATGGGATTGATGGCTTACAAGAGTCCGGGTCCATCCTGGTGTGGTTCGGGCTGAACTGGTCACTGGAGCTGTACGAGCAGATGTGCGGTAGACTGGATCGTAATGGTCAGACTAAATCCGTATCCGTCATACATATACTGTGTAATGACACAGTAGACCTCGCGGTCGCTGACGCCATCGACCGTAAGACGGACGACCAGAAAGGTCTCAAAGCGGCACTGCAACGCTACCGCGATGGAGTGACGACTAATGACCTCAGTACTAATTTCTTTTGACTACTTAACAAAAACATCCGAGAGGTACTTCACCGCTAGACCTATGGCCGAACAGCCGCCCAGCCATTTGATGAAATTACCGATGACCGACAAGGTTTTCATGGTACCATGCGCAGCGTTCCACACGGTGATAATGTCGCGGGTGGACTCGTTCAGCTGCTTAGTGGATGTGATGAGCTCCCCGATTGACGCCGTATTGGTTTTTTGGGCGGCAAGAAGTGCATCCCACCGCCGGTCTACTCTCGCGCAGTGCTCAACGAACTCTTCTATGTGGTGGTCGAGTCTCTGTTGTAATAACACAATGTCACAATCACTTCCGTTTTTAAGGTAGATCATACCGCCTGCTCCACAAACTGATTTCGGCGGCACGACGGAGGATTAGCCCTTTCATCACTCTGCCGCCGGCCTTGTTCCACCGAGAAAATTGATAAGGAACATCCTCCCAATCCCCGGTGTTAATCTTACGCCTAAGAGTGGACGCCCTGAATGCCCCGCTCCCTAGATTATAAACGAAACTAGCAAGTGCCGCACGCTGATTTGCATTCAGATACCGTTTGATGTAACGCACAACAACACATTCCGCTTTTTGAATTTCATAGAGCAGCCAGCCCTCTGCTTGCTCACGAGTGCAGGAGCCATCATCACCTCTGACACGATGGCCTTCCGGGTACCGAGTAGTACCAAACCCGATTGTCCACACGCCCGCTGGGCACCGGTATGGGGTGGACGAATATCCTTCAAAATGGGTGACTAGGTCAATACCTGCTTTGTTCATTTTCGTGCAGACCTGTAACCGAACAAGAAACCTAACACGGCTTGTATCGCTTCACCAATGAGAGATCCCCACAACAGCTTCACCGCGAGGAGAGGCTCCACCGTGGTTAACACCGCGTACGTGTAAAAAGAAGCCATGATAGCAAACAGCACAATGATGACGGTGACAGCGAAGGGCCGAAGCGCCCCGTTCCATGCGTCAACCCACTCGATGCCTATTGTGGCCAAACTCGCCGTCGCAATCTTGGCTTGTGTGTCGTAGGCTGCGATGTCAACCTCACGATCCATCTCTGCAACACGGGTCTCACCCTGCTTCTCCGCGATTTTCAGTTGCAGATCGGTTTGTACGGTGAGCATCTCAAGCTCCCGTTTGTGCTCGCGAGTTGCACCCCATTCCTTGAGAAGATTTGGAACCATACCCGAAATCATACCCGTTATAGTTGATATTAATGCGGTGATCATACTGCTAAACTCCTTTATCTATCTATCTATCTATATATTATACCTTCAGGATGTAAGGTATTTATCGATACATTGGTTCCACCAATTGCGTCACGAGCGACCACAGTAGAGCCGAATGACACTGCTATATCCGAAGATGAAGGCGAGCCCCCCCTCTGGCAGTCGGAATTGTGTACCATAACACGTGACCCGAGTGTAGCGTCAACTCCACCACCACCACCAGAAGCACCGGACAAGTTGGAGTAGGAAGCCACCACAGTGCTCCCGTCAAAGGCCTGTACTGCATAATCGCCCGCACCTGACAAGTCACCGTCTACGATATACACAATGGAACCTACACAATACACCGCAGAAGAACTGCAAGAAGATGCGTCCCCCTCTTTCGCAGTAATGGTAGACCCGTCCCTAGCGACGTACCCTCTATTAGATCCCGCTACGGAGGAGTTTGCAGCTTCGACGGTAGATCCGTCCGACGCAAGAATCCCGTTAGTTCCCGCCCCTGTTAAAAAACTGCCCGTCACTACCACAGAGGAACCCGCGATAGCTCTTACATTGTATTGTGCTGCATCTATCGCGATAACCCCCTGTGCGTTTATCGTAGCCGCGCCTTCCGCGTATATATTGTCAAGTAGTGCACCACTGAAATTACCATTAGACCCCTTTATACTGGCACCAAATTTTGCCACCAAATTTATATTCAGACTGTCCTGCACGACAGCCCCCGATGCATCTATGTAGGAGCCCGCGCCTTCCGCAAACAGTCCGTCCCATGCTCCGATACACCCTGCACCAGGCAGCACCACAGATCCCCCACCATTGACGCAGTAGACGAAGTCTCTGCCGGTAGCGTCACCGGTGCCATCAATCGTGAAATTACAGGATATCGTAGGAGTGCGACCACCACGCTCTGCACCAAAAAGAGGGAACTGGGTGCCCAACACCGATGTCATCGACGACCTCGTTACAGTGACCACGGGATCAATCGCCGTGAGTGTGATCCAGCTGAGATCCACGCTACGAGTTATGATCTGCTCCGCCATCACAAAGCCAGTTTGCAGCACTACTTCGCAGGTGTCGCCAGGTTTTGGGGCGTACTGTGAAGCATGTGCGACGGCGGCATTCACCGTTGCAAAATCGTCTCCCACGCTAAGCGTGAATGGGCTGTATGCTAGAGTGCTGGTCTGTTGCCATCTTCCAGGTGCAGTCCCCGCCTGTAAACATGTCACGCCGTTGTCAAACTGGGTACTTGCTACATCAAAAACGTAAGCATAAGATACCCCATCAATAACAATACTCGCGGTGTCTCCATCCTTTGCTAATACCGACCGGAGGTCAGTTATCACAGGGTTGAGGGTTCGACCTAGACTCGCTGAAGTGTAGGGGCTACGGTGCACCAACATAAGTGACGGATCTACTATGCTAATCAACGCATTCACGCCATTCTCAGCGGGGAGAGATGCTGGAACAACATCCCACATGCTGCCACCACCTTCACCCGCAACTCTCTCCTGAAGGCTACACGACTGATTCAACTTTAACGACGAGTCATTCAACGCTAGATTTAGCGTAGCGTAGTTTATGACAACCTTATCATTCGCAATCTCCTCATTGCTCACCGTAGAAGGATCATAGCTTTCTATGGATTTCTCGTCACCGCTCCACCTCAACGCGTAACCCGCGACAGGCTCCTCTAGGATGATCGGCAGATAGCCGGTGTAGGTATCTGGTAACGTGGGGCTCCTGTCACGGCCATCTTCCAACTGTTGGATTAAAATCGTCAGCTTATCCATCGCGTTTTCGTGTAGGTCAGGGAAGAACGCACCTTGAGACGTGAACGACGTCAGTTGTGTTTCTTTATAATTGGCTCGGATGAACCACTCGTACCCCGTGGGCAATGGACCCGCATTACGCACAATCGTACCCCCACCGTCAGTCCCTACTGAGTTGACGATGTAGTCGGTGTCAACCACCAACGTGATCCGCACACCCACATCGTCCGTCTCATACACCACGAGATCGTTCTCAGTGTTGACCTTGAAGGTGTAGCTGAACGTGTCAGCGATGCCATTACCGGTGTATGGGCCTGATGTGATATTTATTGTACTAACTGTCATGTTGCACTCCCAATTCGTTAGTGAATCCTAGCGTTTTTTATGATCAGGGCCGCGCACTAACTGGCCGAGGGTAAGCTCCTCACCATCCTTTAACACATCAAATAAGTGCTCGCCCGTCC